TCGGTTGTGGAAGAGATAGCTCCGGTTACTGCTAGCGCCCCAGAGTTCACAGCAGCCAGCGTAGAGGTTCCTGATGCCGACAGCGTGGTAAACGCACCAGCCGCAGGTGTACTCGCGCCTACAGTGCCGTTGATATTTATCGAGGCTGTACCCGTTAGGTTTGTGACTATACCGCTGCTGGGGGTTCCTAGGGCTGGGGTTACTAGCGTGGGCGATGTAGCCAATACATTGTTGCCCGTGCCGATGTTGGTGACACTGACGACGTTCTTGCTGGCGTCCAATGCCAGTGCTGTGGAGGCGGTTAGGCCAGACAGTGTAGTGGTGCCAGAAGCTGTCAGCGTAGTGACAGATGCTGTAGAAGGCACAGCACCACCAATGGCAACACCGTCAGCAGTGCCGCCGTTAATGTCAGCAGTGGTTAGTACAGACGATGCCAATGTAACAACACCCGTGCTGTCAGCAATAGAACCAGCCGCAGTGCCGTCTTTAGCTTTGAGGCTAGATGTTTCAATGTTGGTGGTGTCAACAGTGGTTGCGTTGACAGTGGTGATGTTGCCAGTAGTTGCACCAATAGTGGTAGCTGTAACTGTAGGTAGCGTAGCCGTGCCAGCAACATACAAGTCTTTGAAGCGCAACGAGTTGCTACCAACGTCAACAGTGTTGGTAGTCTTAGGAGTTACGGAAGCAGCACCGATGACAACGTCTTGGTTAGGGCCGACAACAAGAATTGGCGCACCTTCACCAGTGGTGCCATCGTGGTTGTGACCAGTGGATGAGTTGAATGCTGACTGAAGACCATCGAACTCATTGTCAAGATCAGCAGCATTAATAATGTTGCCGTCTGCAATGTTGTTGCCTGTGTCTTGTCTTACGTAGCCTGCCATATATATTCTCCAATGTGCTAGTTATAGCTTAAGTTAACGTCTATCGTGCATTGCAAATTCAAGAGTTGCAGCATCAAGTGAAAAGGGTGGATCAACACCATCCGAAATAAACTGTAATGAAACACTGAAGCCTGATCCAATTACTTGTGTTTCAAATTGTTTAACAAGCTTAGTACCAAACATTGTTGTCCCATACGTAGCGTTAGTATTACCATAGAGGCCAACAGTACCTGCTGCGTTTGAAAGGATGATTGAGTCTGGCTGAATAGAACCCAGCGTATCAAAGTCATACTTCAAATTGACAGAGGTTGTAATACCGCCTTTTGGATCAGTATATAAAACCATCTTATAGAAAGTCTTACGAACACGAGGGTCTTGAATTGGTACAAATGGTGTGGCAAACGAAGCTAATATGTTAGCCCCATCAAAGCTGTTACCGTTCTCCATCTGATATACAAAGCCATCAGCTTCAGCAAATACAATTGTCTCTGTCTGATTAACATAATCAGAATCAGCAACATAAGCTTTGATACCCAATAGCTCAGACCAGTTTAGATTGGAAGTGTCACCACCTACAATCTGTGTTCCTAAAACACCTTTAGAACTAGACGAGCTATTGCTGCTATTAAAACCAAATACGCGATACTGACTTTTCTTCTTAATGACACAGCTAGCAAAAGAGATGCTAGATGAAATCAAGTCAGTCATCTCTTGCTGAATAGTCTTAGATACAACACCAAGGTTGAAGTCGCCTGTACGATCTGTAGCGCTTAGAAGACGTAGTCCTTCAGGGCCAAGGAAAATGACATCACCACCGATCTCTTGAATGGTGCTAGGAGCAACACAACCAACGTTACGTGTGATAGGTTGCAGCTGAAAGTCTTGCTGTGTATTACCAACAAGCTGACTGATAGTTTTGTCAGTGAAGATGATGAGCGACTCACGAAACTCAATCAGTCCAGTGATGGTGCCACCAACATTGATAACACCTGCACCATTGGCAGAAGAGAAGTCTGCGTCAGAGTAAGGTGCTGTAAATGTCAACACCTCACCTTTGGCAAAGAACATCTGGTTCTTATGGAACGTAATGAAGCTTGCACCAACCACATCAGAAGGTGCTAGATTGATTGTATTGAATAAGGTATTGTTCCATCTAAAAGGTGCGTTGAAACCATCAACACCCATTACATAGTCAACACCACCCAGCTTATACTTAGAGAAGCGCAGCTGTGTTCCATTAGATCTGCTATGAGACAGCCAATCAACAGCAGCGTTATCCGCAGGACTAGATGCCAGCGATGGTGAGATTGATAGCGTAGCAGCACCAGACACAACTGTTGCTGTGGCAAGCACTGTGTAGACTTTCTCTACACCAGCAATGCTAAACGTATCACCAATCTGCGGAATGTCTGTCAATCCATCAACCGCTAACGTTGCACCTGTCTGAGCAGCACCACTAACCAACACAGTGCCGTATGATGGTTTGCTAATCTTGGTGTAGCCAAGACCTGTTGTGCGGTAGATGTCACCGTTTCGATAGGCAAGCACTGTGTCTTCCCAAGCTACAACACCTCTGATAAGACCAGCGTGAGTGGTGAAGGATACAGCCGCTTTGTCAGCAGGGCTAGATGCTAGAGACGTAGTGAGAGTGAGAGTGGCTTGTTTAAACGTACTGTTATAAACAACACCAGATGTTGCAATTGTGTAGGTGCCAGTGACACCAGCAATAGTGAAGCTATCACCTGCTACAGGAGCAGCGAAGATGTTAGACAACAATAGTGTTGTTCCACTCTGTCCACTTCCCTGCACCAATGGCTCACCATAAGCAGGAACAAAAGCACTATCGTATTTATCAAAGCCTTCAATGCGTCGGTATCCACCATCAACAGAAGGCTCAAAGTTCTTTAGTAGGCGTGCGCTACCGGGAGCTTGTACACCCTGCTGCAATGGAGCAAGATTGGAAACAAGACCACCTTTAAACTCAAACGCATATGTTTGCCATGCGTCCATATCACTTCACCCTATCACCGAAAGAAGACACTCTAGTCTGCTGGATGTAGGTGGTGCGCATATACTCATAGCGGTTGATAAGCAAGATGCGCATGCGCTTCAAGCCTTCTTCAAACTTAGCCTTAGCAATGTTAGCTGCCTGCTCATTACTACGAAACATGTATGCGTGATACATAGCACCTTCGACAATGACATGCCTAAAGCGTTCTGGAATGGAAGGAACATCTGTGCTGCTAATAAGATCTACAGGAACACGGTAGTATTCATATACAACTTCGTAAGCTTGATCAGGTGCTGGAGTGACACCCCATTCTAAGCTGGGTGCATGAAACACAGCAGATGGCAATTCTTGTTTAGAAGTGTCTGTGGAATACTCTTGATCAACAGCTCTGACTAGATAGTCTTCGTAAGACATGATGGTTAGCTTAACTGTCTTGTTGTTAAGCAAGCTGTCTTCTTTAATACGGAAGGTATCAAAGTCTAAGGTGGCAGCATCATTAGGAAATGCATAACGAGTGACACCAGTAGTCAGTGTCTCTTCAGCAAGTACATGATTGAAAGGCCACTCATAGTGTGTTTGATTAACATCACGGATGGCTGAGTTGACGCTATCTTTAATGGTGGCGTAGAAGCCTTTGGCTGTGTTGAATGTATCAACGGTCAGCTCAACCTCATTGAGGCGTCGATTAACTTCGTTAGTAAGACCGATGTAGTCGTATGCCATATTATTGTTCCTTTATCCGTAGACGAATAACTCGCTCAGCAACACTACCTGTGCTGTCTGACATACGGCAGGTAAACTTGTATTCAATGTTGTTAGTGCCTAAGCCAAGGTTGATTGTAGCAACACCACCCACAATAGTTTGAGCAACGTTCTGAATACCATTAACAACTTGACCACCAGCAATGACAGTCTTAACACCATCAGCGTCGTCAACAAACCAAACAATCTGAGTAATCGTTGCCGCAGCAAGAAACCTCGACCAGTCAATGCTGTAGTCTAAGAGTTCGTCTGGGTCTTTATTGGGCCACCTAAATGACATATATCTATTCCTTAAGCAACCAATGCTTTTCTATCAGAAGAGCTTGATCTTGTATGTGTATATACAGTTCGAGGCAGCATTGAAACCATTACAGTTCGCTCTAAGCTGGAACTACGACGCGCCACCAATACTGTTCTAGTTATAGCATATAGGCCAGCTACAGCATTGTAATCAAATATGGCAGCAGTTACAACCACTGAGCCAACACTCATCGTTGCTGACAAGCCGTCAAAGACTGGTTGAGCATTCTCAGCAATACTAACTGTACCAATATGTCCTGTGAAGAACACACCAGTGGCGGCAATGGAAGCTGCTGCTCTGACAACAGCATTACCTAATGTAACATTTATTTGGTTACTAACAGCAGTAGTGTTAGAAGCAGCAACGATTGTTACAACACCCAGTTGTGCATCAACACTAATACCGTCTACAGGGATTCGATTAATGGAACGAACGTCAGGTGTGCCTAAAGCAAAGACAGCTTCAACACCAGCAACACTGGTAACAGCTACACCAACAACACCAACGTTACCCGTAACAGCAGCAATGGAAACACCAATGACAACACTGCGTGCATCAGCTTCAATGACAACTGTGCTGTTTAAAGCAACGGTGGCAGCTAAGCTATCAGGAACAATGGCTACATTAGAAACACCATAGCTAACAGCGCCATAGGTTCCGATACCATAGACGGCTCCAGAACGAGTTGTTGTTGCCATCTACAGCTTATTAAGCTAAGCGGATAATTGCATTGGCAGCGTCTGCAACAGGGAACTGAATAACAAAGTCACCGTTGGTAGAAGTCTTGTCACCACTGAAGCTGATAACAGCAACAGCATCTGTAGTACCTGTACCGCCGTCAGTGGTGGTGTTATAGATTAGAGCGCCAGCAGCAGTGATGGTGGCATTGGGGAAGGTGGCGTCAACGAAGTCAATGAATGCTGTAGTGCCGCTAAACGTTGGGTCGATGTTGGTCAAGACATTACCACCAGCTGTGTAGCCTGTGCCAACAACTTCATTAGTGGTAGCGTAATCAGTGGTGGCTGCATCAAGAGAAGCTGCCGACGTGTACAAAGCAATCTTGAAAGTGTGACCAGAAGTGGTGTCGAAGTCGTGCTTACGCTCTAACAACTCTTTCTTAAAACTTGTACAGATAGCAGATGTGATAGCCATAATATTTCCTATATTTAAAAAAAGAAAAGGGAGAGCCTTTGTAGACCCTCCCTCTTAGGACAACCTAAAAAAGATTAGGCCAGTTGGTCGCGGTCAACTTCGTCAGCGGCTGGGATGGTGGTCATGTCCAACACCAAAGCCCACACGCGGATAACACCAGCAGTGGCAGTACCAGTGACGGTAGCAACAACGTCCAGCGTGTCAGCAACAGCAGTGGCAACAGGCACAGCAGCTTCGACAGTGATGGTACCAACGGTAGCAGCTTGGATGTCCAGAGCCGATTGCACATCAGCAGAGCCAATGCTCAAGTCGATGGTGTAGCCAGTAGAGCCAGCAATAGCAGTGGTGGTGACAACACCAGCAGCCAACACAACGCAGCCAGCTGGCAACGAGATTGCTTCGACAGTGCTAGAAGAAGCAGGCAAAGTTACGTTAGCTTCGACCACACGGGCCAGCTTAGCAACGGTTTGAGAGAGAGTAGCCATTTTGAAATTCCTTTATATAGATAGTGCGGAAAAGGGGAAGCCTTGTGAGCCTCCCCTGTTTCATTAAGCCACGTTGTACTTGGCAGTTACGATACCTTCTGGGCGCAAGATTTTACGGCCATACAGGTGCATACCACGAACGATGTCAGCGAAGCTGTCCGGGTCACGGTAGCTTTCAGTCTTGGTGATCTGCTGAGCAGTTGCAACAGCAGAGTCATGACCGGCAACCATCACACCGAAGTTGGTGTTCTGATTAGCAGAGCCAGCAGTGCCGGGGCCAGTGCCGATCTTAGGCAGGTTGTTCGACACATAGACACGGAAGCCGTGCAAGTTGTTGATAACCAAACCGTTTTGCAGACCAGAACCACCGAAGTCAGAATTCAGAAGACGGCTGTCTTCGTCCTTCAACATCTCGATGAACACTGGGTCAACAACAATCCAACGACCTTGCGTGTCAACCAACTGTTGATCAAGCAAACGACCCATACGCGAAATCACCATCAGTGGCGAAGCCGTTGCCGTTGACAAGGTGGTAGCACCGGGCAAACGTGGAGCCAATGGGATGGAATGATCACCAGCAGATGCGGTAGTGATGCTGCTAAAGTCACCCTTCTTCAGCTTCATTGATGCCAGCAACTCGTCGTTGTCAGCAGTGGCGATAGCTTTAGTACCGGGGAAGGTTGTACGAGCGGTGCTAGCATTTGCATGCTTGGCAGCTTGTGCGTAACCCGACAGATAACCGAGAACGTCTTGGTCATACTGATCGCGCAAACGATAAGCAGCACGGTCAGAAGCCATCTGCATGAAATTCACATGCGAGTGAGCAGCTTCGATGTCGTCGATTTTGAAGGCGTAGTAATTCGCTTGGTCAACAACCAAAGAGAAATCTTCGTCGTCAAGGTCTTGTGCAGTGATCTGAGTACCACGTGCGTAAGCTTGAACACTCACTTCTGGCTCTTTAATTATCTTTACACTATCCCCCATTTGAGCGATCTCACCGAAATAATCACTGTTAGTAATGTCTTCAACTGTCGATGCTTTACGGAAGGCAAGCTGAACTTTTTTGCTGTAGATAACAGCGCTGAAATTGCCATTGGGCAAATTGCCGTATGACGGGACTGATGGAAAAGCCATTTTGAATCTCCTATAGATATATTGGCATATACTTAAATACGCTCACTAAAGATTCACAGGGCTATTTCATCTAGGTGTGTATTTATCTCTTCTAGCTTAAAGAGACTTGTACAGGCTAGGTTGTACTAGGTTGTCTGTTTACTTACGTTCTGCGCTACTAACTTACAAAGCTCAATGAACTGGTCTTCAGCATAGTCGAGCTTCATTCTATTAATAGGAACACAAACCAACTGGATATTATCAGCAGTATAGTCTTTGCTACTATCGATACGGTCTAGGCTTACTGTATTAAGTTGGTGGCCTTCGCTAGTCAGCGGCAACTTAGTGTAAACACATAACCCCTCTTGTCTCTGCCAAACATCATTAAGATCTTTGACAGTGATAAAACACTTCTTGTTCTTTCGTTCACCAGCAGTCTTCACTAGCTGATCAAACTTCTTATCAAGCGTCAGATTCGCATAACGTTTCTTATTCTTGATACTAATCTTTTCTTGATTCTTACTACGAAACTGTCTATCTCGTTCTTTAGCTTTATCCGGATTAGCAACTCTCCACTCTTTAAGTTTAGTTGCTAAGCACACGCTACAACTAGACTTAAGACCAGACGCTTTAGAGTTGTCTACACCAAACTCACTAACCAACTTCTCAACTTTGCAGCAAGCGCAAGTCTTAACCTCACTCATACCATCTCCGATTAGATAAAGAGCTAGGCTGTGAATCGGCACAGTCAGGGGAGCTACCCTTTTCGCTCTAATAAAGTTATATCACTAAATTTTAAACATTGTCAACTCAACGAGCTTTGCCGCTCAAATCGTAAACAAACTTGCCACTGTTCATAGCTTTAGTGATGTCATCCTGATATTGCTCATACTGCTTCGATGTCAGCTTAGCCACCTCAGATTCGTAAATCATACCATCAGCATCGTCGTTGGAGGGTGCTGACTTGCTAGTGCGTGTACCAACACCCTGTGCAGCGCTGTCATCAGTCTTCGCTTTCTTCTTAGCAATACCCATATCAGCTTTGTACAGATCAATGGCACGTGCAGCAGAACGAGCATCGGTGTCATTCTCATACAGAGCTTGTTGAATCCAGTTGGGTTGATCTTCTGCCCACTGATGGAAAGCATCGGTGTCACGAATCTTGTCAAAGTCTGGATGCAAGCGGTTAAGTTCTAGCTCAGCCTTCTCACGTGCTGTCAGCTTCTCACGTTCATCAAGCATGTTGAGGCGTGCTTCAATAGCTGACGATTGTTCTTTTGCTTTCTTCATAGCAATGGTTTCAACAACCTTAGCAACGTCTGGATAAGTCTTTATCCAATGAGCCAGTTCTGCCTCAGACGTTGGCATCTTGATTTGATTCTCAGTTGACTTGGTAAGCTGCTCTTTCAGTTCATCAATCTGCTTTTGAAAGCTAGTCTGTTGTTGTTGTGAATGACGACGCAAGTCGCCGTAGCGCTTCTTAAAGCTACGATCTTCAGCACTGAGTGAAGAATCATCAGCATCTTCTGTCTCATCCTTCTTCTCAGTAGGTGCTTCCATCAGTCGTTTGATTTCAGCTTCTTCAGTTTCAATGCGCTCACGGTTAGCATTGCGTTTACCAAAGGGAACAATAGCTGTCTTCTGCTGAGTTTGTTCAAGAACCATATCTGTCATAAATACCTTTTGAAGTTGGGGCTATCTGTAGCTAGATGTCTAGGGAGAAGGTAGCCAATGATGGTGGGAAATTATGTGTTACCAACTAGCCCACCACTAGTTTTGGTATTGAGAGTATACAGCAATTATTTATTAAACTTACCAACAGCATAGCACAATGGCTCTAGCACAAAACGATAGGCTTGACCAATCCTGTCACGTTTACTACCACGCATCTCTGATCGAATATCAATACCACGATGGCGTGCGATGTTTTCCAATACTGCTTTTAAAGTAGAGCTATACCATTTGTTGGAATGATAACCTGCATTAACAAGAGGAAGAAATAAAGTGTGGTATCCGATCTCATGTTCTTTTGTCATATGGTTTTTAGAATATGCCAACCACACGTTGTTTCGGAATGATCCAAAACCGTAAGACTCATTCATTGCTGTACAAACAATCTTATCAGCACCAGCAGCGGAGGAAGCGGGACTACCCAAAGCAGCTGTGGCAGCAGCCTGTGCAGCGGCACCTGCTTCAGCGGCGGTTGCACCAGCAGCTGTAGCGGCAGCGGCAGCGGCAGCACCAGCAGCAGCAGCTGCACCACCTGTACCGCTAGGGCCACTTGTTGCCGTTGTACCCCCACCACCTTCACTAGGATCGGAGGGAGGAGCGGCACCACCCAAAGCAGCATTGGCAGCAGCCTGTGCAGCGGCACCTGCTTCAGCGGCGGTTGCACCAGCAGCTGTAGCGGCAGCGGCAGCGGCAGCACCAGCAGCAGCAGCTGCACCACCTGTACCGCTAGGGCCACTTGTTGC